TAACTAAACCATATTCTATTTCTATATTATTGTAGTTGTGTACTTTTCCTATATAAGAACTTGCATTATATTCACTATTATAATATACTCCTAGTATAGTATTATCTAGTGTACATCGTGCATGAGGATGTATAGAATTATATTCATTATCTAATCCAACATGCATTGAAACTGCTAGTAATAAACTAAGACAGTTCAATATCCAAAAACTTTATCTGCAGGTTTAAAATCTCTAGTTTGTCCTACACCAAAATCGTGAAACTGTTTTGCAACAGGATGAACGGGTCTACTCATACAACCATATCTAAGTGCGTCATAAGCATGGTCCTCTGCATGTGTATCTACATCTTCAGGATTATTTTTATCAACTGGTAACATAGGCATTGTTCTAATTAAGTTAATACAGTTATCAAATATAAATAAAGATGGATATCCTGTTTCTTCATCAGGTCTTAATCTTTTATGTAATTCTAATTTACCTGCTACTCTACTTCTAGGACTTCTATCTGATGGTCTCCATCTACATCCTTCTTGTATCATAGTCTCTGCAATACTCGGTCCTATGTCACCTCGTCTTGCCCAAGTAGAACTATCAAGAACTCCGTATCTAATATACTCACCATGTTCTTGTTCTAAAACTTTTCTAGCAAATATATCTGCTGTAATCTTTTGTGTATATAATTCTCTATAAACAAATATATTATTATCAAAGTCTATAGCAAACCATAAACAACAGGCAGGTGAACTATAACCCCAGTCTGCTGCTCTAAATCTCATCCAGTTTCTAGGAATGTCAAAAGGTTTAACAACATGTAACTCTTTGCTAAACTCTGGAAAAGAAGAATCTTCAAATGCTTCCCAGTTACCATCTAAGAATTGTTTTCTTTGTACTTCAGGTAAAGATGCTAACATTGCGTAGTAATCGTCTGTTTGCATCAAGTAAGGATTGTCTTGAAGTTTAGCAGGTATAAATCTTCTAGATATTTTTTTAATACCTGTTGGTGTTTTTATTTCTATGTCGAACTTAGTATTAGGTGTAGAGGGGTCGACAAACATATCTTTAACCCATTGTGAACCAACATTTCCAGGATTACCTGTTGCTCTCATATAGACAGGTATTTCAGGGTCAACACTTCGCAAAGAAGACCGAAGAAAATTATATATATCTTCGGTAGGATATTGCGGTAATTCATCTATTCCAATCCAAGTATATGATTGTCCTTGGTAACGAAGGGCATCAGTTAAGTTTTCCGCATATCCAAACTCTATTCTAGCACCTGAAGGGAACTTCCATTCTTTTTCTTGTTCTCTCCATTTAGCACCAGGATATGCTTTTGAGTAAAGTTGTTGAGAGTGATTTATTAAATCTCTTAACTCAGGCATTGTCCGTCTAATAAGTAATGCTCTATGTTTTTGTTTGTGACAATATCGTAGTGGGTCTACTAACATTGCGTAAGACTTTCCACCACCTCTTGCTCCACCATAAAACACTTCTCTTTCTGGTGCTGCTAAAAATTCTGTTTGTGGTCCTTCATTAGGTTTAAAGATTACTTCTTTATCTTTTAACGCCTCTTGTATGTTAGGCGAAGAATCTTCAATTTTATCTTCTTCAATGATTTGTTTTTTACCATCGAATACTTGGTCGATATCTTTGAGTTTATTTTTTGTGGCCCAAAAGTTTTTTTGTGCTTTTTCCAATTCATGCTTTTTTTCACGAAGCATGTCTTGTGCTGATTTTCTAGCTTTCTTCTCTTTAATTGTAAGAGGAGCATTAAGGCTAGTTTTTCTTTTTCTACCAGTGTTTTTAGGTTTAGGTTCTTCTACCACCCTTTGTGTATTACTCTCTTTAGTACTTCTCTTAATCCCATACCAGTAATAGTTCTACCCGTATGATGTGATAACCACTCTGCAGTTTCTTTATAACTACACTCGTTATCTATAAAACTTTTTGCTTTATCTATAAGTTCCATGTGTTCAGGTATTTGTATTAATACTTTATCGTCTTCTTCTGAAACTTTGTAACCTAAAGGTATTACTCTTCCTTTTCTTTCTCTTGTAATTTTATCTTCAGCCATTTTGTTTTGGAGGTAAAATAAATACACCATGTGCTACTTTAGCATTGATATCTATTTTTTCTCTTTTTGATAATCCTACCCTATCTAATATTTGTTTTGCTGCTTCCATTCTAATAGATGCACCTGGAGTAGAACCATCTTCTTGTAAAGCATTTACCATACCCATAGTTGCTCTTGGGGCAAATGCTGCTAGTAATTTTTCTGCTCTATCAATTATTTCATCCTTTAAAGATTTTAAAGGTTGATGATAATCTGCGTAACCTGCAATCTCTCCTGCAATCTTTGGGTCACCTTGTGCTTCACCAAATAAAGCATCTAGAAAAGTTTGTTGCTTTTCAGTTACTTCTAATTCTCTTTTATCGTTTTCAGGAACTAACATTTCTTGCTTTTTGTAAATGCCTTTCTGTTCTTTCTTTTAACCATTCAGGTGATTTTCTAATACCTACCTGTTCTTCTATTTGTCTTTCTTTCATTTTGTTACGAGCAGCATCTATCATTTGGTCACGACCTTTATGTTCTGCTCTTTCAATAAAGGAAAGGTTGGGTGCAGTTATCACCATCTCTATGTTTTTATTTCTGAGTGGCTTGGTCCTATCCTGTAAGGATAGATACTCATCCCATACCTTTCCAGTTATTTTATTCCTAAAAGAATAAATCGGCATTATTTTATTTTTATTTGTTTTGGTTTTTTATCTTCTGGAATATTTTTTTCCAATGTAATTGACAAAATACCATTCTCCATTTTTGCAGATTCACATTCTGTAAATTCTGCTAGTGTAAAACATTTAGAAAACTTTTTAGAAGATATTCCTTTATAAACATAATCTGAATCCTCTGAATTAAGTTCTCCATGAATAGTCATCACATTATCTTTTACTTCAATGTCAATATCATTTTTACTAAATCCTGCTAATGCTAATTCAATATTCCATTTATTGTCATTAATTTTTTTTATATTATAATGTGGATATCCTTTAATCTCTGTTCCTGTTAAAGAATCTAATGAATTAAAGAATGAATCAAACCCTATTGTATAGGGCATATATTTATCTAGTGTAAAAGTCATTTATACCTCCTTGCTCTAAGCTAGATATATTATCTTACATGTGTAAGATTTGATGACCCATATGGCATCATCAAACTTTTTAAACTTTTTTTCTTGCTCTTTTTAAACTTAGCTTTGCTCTTTTTGCGATTGCTGCTTGTTGTGGTTTACCACCGAACTTACTTCTTTGTTCCATGACAGTAAGTATCTGAACCTTTCTAGCATACGGCTTATTAATCTTACGAACTTTACGAACAGTATTCTTTGCATCCTGCACCGATGCATATTTGATTCCCACTGTATCTCTAGGATTCTCATCAGTATATAATCTTCTTCCTGAACCTTTAGGTTTTTTACCTGTACCTTTTTTTGGGTCAGCCATTAAAAAGTTAATTTTAATCCTACATTAACTTTATCTTTATCTGCAGACAATTCTGTTTTTAAATTTTCTGTAAATGTTTTAGATAATTTTAAACTAGCATCTCCATCTTTATTAACTGTAAAAGAACCTTTATATGTTTCATCACCTAATTTTAAACCTATTTTATTTGTGCCTACTAACATCTTATCACTAAAAGGTATCTTATTTATTTTAGATTCTATCTTTTCTTTTACAGAACTTACGATAGGTGTATTTAATACTACATTACCTAAGACAGCACCCGCTGCTTTTTTAGATGTTTTAATAGCTTCTTTTTTTTGGTCTTTTGCTTCTGATATATTTTGAAGTTCTTCTATAATTCTAACACTATTTGAATATTTATTTTCGTTAGTCATTGTTTCTATTCTGTTCTACTATCTCTACGAACTCTGTTCCTTTGATTGCTTTGTATACATTACCTTTAGGACCTACTGCCCTTAACATATCGTTGAGACTTAGGAGGATTTTTCTTACGCCCACCTCTACCAGACCAAAGACATTTATTAGCCCAATAAGCGGCACTCGTAGGACCTTTTGCAATGTTCTTAGCATGACGAGCCTTAAATGACTTCCTAGCTTCTGGACTGTAGTTATGGCCCATAGAAGCATCACCGAACCGAATAAGCCTTGGTTTGCCGTTTTCGAGTATGCCGACTTTACCTTTCTTACCACCTTCGCTGCGTATGACACAAACATTAAATCTTTTAAGCCCATACTTTTTAAGAAAGTCTTTTCTTTTTTCCGTTTCGCTTTTTGCCATTCTTCTTTGGTTTCAGCTCTCCTACAGCAATCATTATTACTTTCTTTGGTTTTTTATTTTTAGTTTTAGTTCCGTATGACATTACGCCTTTTTTGTCATAGCTTTTTGAATAGCCATGCCCCTAGTTTTTTCGTAAGATGATAGTTTACCATCATTGTCTAGGTCTGCTTTTTTCATGTCAAAGTTCATAGTCCGATTGTTTCGGTTATCAGACTTACCATTCATTTTCATTTTATTATCGTTCATGTTACTATCAAATATATTGCAGCTAATGCTACAATCACAATACCAATCTTAGCTTTCTTATTAAGATTGTTCCATTTACTCCATACTTTATCAATCATTATGATACCCTCCTGTATGCTCTAGTTTTCTTTGCAATGCCTTTCGGTTGCTTCACAAACTGTTTGCCCTTTTTTGTTCCTTCTCGCTTTGCTTTTGTCGTTGCCGCATATTCGGCAGATGTCAGGCTCTTGATGGCTTTCTCTGGTAGATATCTTTCTCCTGTCTTGGAAGACGGCTTCCCAGACTTTGTTCGCCATTTTTGTTTTGTCCATGATTTTAGACTTCTTTGTGATTTTGCTAATGCCATTATCTACCTTGTCGATTGTATTTTTTAAAACTCCTTCTTTTGTTTTTATTCATAGATGACATTTTTAATTTACCATTTCCTATACTTGTCCTTTTAGGAATATGGATTACTCCCCGTCTTTCTTTAGGTTGCTTTGCCATTTAGTTTAAAATATTTTCTTTGATATGTATTTAAATCTGCTAGTGTGTTTATTTCTGTATCGTGTTCACACAGTTTCTTGTATAATGTTTTATTATCTATCCAACCTCTACCATTCCAAAATTCAAAACCATCAAACCTAGACTTGTATAAACTTGTTTTCTCATAACCATAAGATAAATAATATTTCTTACATTTGTTTTTGATGGACCAATCTATTTCATAAAGTGTTGCATAAGTACCCATACTTAGTTTTGGGTTTTCATAATCCCATCCAAACTGTCCTGTTAGTACATGATTACTATCAAAGACTTTAACTTCTGTAAATGCTATCGGTTTATTTTTATAATAGTAGATAAAATATTTCCAATCAATGAAGTCTTCCTTTTCAAAGATTTCGCTTTCTTCTTCAAAGTCCGTTTCATGAAACTTCTTATACTTAATATATTTCTTATAAATACTGGAAACAGTAGTGAAAAGTGCATCATCTAATTTATTATATACCTCAACTGTAATATCTTTTTTTCTTAATATCTTTCTTTGTTTTTTACTAAAAGTAAATTTATTTAATAATAGTCTTGTATTCCTAGCATTAATCCAAGTTAGTTCATCTAACTTTGTGTAATACCAAGATAACGGAATCCATCCGTTCTCAAAAGCAGAACTGTATTCTTTCTTTTGAAACTTAGCTAGTGCTAAAGAATAAAGTAAATCATGGTTCGTTAACTTACCTGTAACATGGTCAAAGAATAACTTCACTAAGGTCTTTCAAACTGAGTCATGTAAGAATCATCAGTTGTAACATCTTCCTCTCTAGTATTCTCTACTGTGTAAAAGTTTTGGTCTATCTTATATCCTGGATTCTTTGTTAATCTTTCATCCATATACGCATCATCATACCAAATGGTTCTATTGTTTGGGTAGGCAAAGAAGTTACCATCATCCATTCTAAACATGTGAGCACATTTATGCTCTGGGTCTTCACTAAAATTTGTATCTAGCATCCCTGCTTTGTTTTCCCATGCCCAATCTATTGTAAACATGTATGTGCCTTTTCTTTTGACACCCTTGTAATCTACAAGTTCTGCTCTGCAGTTCGCTAATCTATTTCTTCTTTGTACATCCACATAAGGGGAGAAGCAATCCCAGTACTGATGGATGTTTAAATTATGTTTTGGTGCATCTTTCTTCCAACAAAATGCATGGATAGGTCTTCTTGTCCAGTTTACACCATTAGGAAGTAAACATTCAAACAACAATGCTCTTCGTTCTATACTATTTACTGTATGTATATCAGCAAAAGTAAAGTCACCATGTCCTTTTTCGTGGTCATACAGATACTCATCTCTAATATACGCACTAAAAGGTGGTAGATTGTGGTTTAGATATGCCAATTACTTCTTTTTCTTAGCTTTTGATGGTAGTAAACCTTTGTTCACTGCTCTTGCTCGTTCAGAGAAGCCTAGTTTCTTACCTTTTTTAATCTTTTCTTTTATAGTCGATACTTTAGCTACCACTATTTGTACCCGCCACCTGCTTTTTTATAAGATGACGCTAATAGTTGGGCCTTCCTCGCACTCCACTGGCCAGGTTTTCCACCTTTTGACCCTGCTTTGATGCGATTAAACATAGCCTTACGCATGGTAGGCTTTGTATAGTTCCCTGCTTTGTTAACTGTTGACTTTTTTTTCATTGATTTTATTGATTTAGGCTCTTCATCGTACTGCCCTTGCTCTTTCTTCTACAATGTGTGTGTGACTTCTTGAATATTAGAGCCTTCTTAGTTATAAATATACTGTTCTTATACAGTTTGTCAAGTACTTTTCTACTTTTTTTATTTTTTTTCAGATTATACTTGACAAAATCTCAAATCACATGTAATATATATAGTGCAGTAGGGGAATATTACATCCATGTAGAACTCACAAAGCCTATATGTAGAAGATATGCCTTAGTGTGGCAAATGTACTTTCAATGTGTACCCAATATTTTAGCTTGACCTCGTATATATAAGGCACATAGGGGTGGGGTGGCACATGCATAGGTGTACATATGTCTAACATTATAAGCCATAGATAAATAGTTTAGCCTAGTCTAACATTTTCTGCTACATGAAACAGAATACGAACATAATATTTCATAATATACTTTCATCATCTCATAATTATATCAAGAATACATAAATCTATATCTCATACTTTCAATCCCATTTATAAAATAAAATAACACATATCATATCTTACATAGTAAGAAATATAATACTGCATATTGGCAGAATTTAGCCTGTGGATAACTAGTAATAATATATGACCAAATAGTTTAATTATTTATTTGACATTGAATTCATTGTATGAACATAATGCACCATGAGAAAAAACAAAACAACAAAAGAATTTAAGAACTATCAAATGAATTCTGATGTGTATAAGCTAAGAAAAGAAGTTATGAATTTAATCTATGAAGTAAAAGAAGTTTATGACATTCCAAGAATAGATGTAAGAATAGGTAAAAGCAAATCTTGTTCTACTTTAGGAATTGCCAGATTAAATAATAATATTATCTGGATAGCTGAATACACTATTAACAAAGGTACAGATTTTTTAAGAAATGTCGTATATCATGAATTACTACATACTATTTATGGAATAGGACATAATGAGAAATGCCCTTTAATGCAATCAAGATTAGATACTATATTGACAAAAAAACAATGCTTAGATATATTCGGTCAATATGTTAACAAACAAACAGAAAGGAAAACGGCATAATGGAAAATGATAGCGTAGTCATAACAGACGAAGCCTTAGATAATTTTCTAGACTTTACAAGCTAGATATATTCTTAATCCCTATAGCCTCCGTAGGGATTAGGACTATACCTAAAGTATAGTAGAAAAGAGATATAATATGGAATTACAAGTCACTATTAAGAACCATTACGGCAAGGATTTTATATATCCTTATTGTAATAAATCAGAAGTATTTGCAATATTAACGGGTAAAAAGACATTGACTGAAAATGATGTAAACTGGATTAAAACTTTAGGTTATACATTTAAAGTAATAGAAAGGACTTTATAATATGGATTTTATTATATTAATATCATTATTATTATTTTATATAATATTACGAGCAATAAAGAGTTATTTAGATTAAGAAAGTACTTGACAAATATTAAAAAGTATGAAATAAAATATAATAGAAAGGTTATATAATGAATACAGAAATAGATAGAACTAAAAATATGATTGTTTATAATACTATAGGTGGATTATATTTTGAGCATAACAATCATGATAATTCTTGTCATTTAATGGGCTATAATGGATTTTATGATTTTTCAGGGGCATTAGATATACATCAAGATATAATTGATTGGGTTAATAATTCAAAAAATTATAGTTTTATAGACGATTTAAAAGACTATATTGAAAGTATTTAAATAATAGAAAGGATATACAATGATTAAAAACTTACCATATACTAAATCATCTAAGTTATTAAATATAGATAATAATGCAAAGACAGTTAAAGGACAAAAAAAAGGATATAAAACGGCTATATTATATTTAGCACCAAGTACTCAATCAGGGTTTCAAGTCTGTCCAATGGCTTCGGAGGGTTGCAAGAAAGCGTGTTTATATACTGCAGGGCATGGAGCGTTTTCAAATGTTCAACAAGGTAGAATAAATAAAACAAGGTGGTTTATGCAAGATAGACAAACATTTTTAACACAGTTAAAAAAAGAGATATCTAATCATATTAAAAATTGTGATAAGAAAGGTTTTATTCCTTGTATTCGATTGAATGGTACATCCGATATATCATGGGAAAATTATGACATAATACAAGCGTTCCCAAATGTACAGTTTTATGACTATACAAAGATATATAAAAGAGCCTTAAAATATGTCAACGGACATCTACCGAGCAATTATCATATAACCTATTCATTAAACGAAGATAACAGAAAAGAAGCATTTGAAATATTAAAATTGCGTGGCAATATCTCAGCCGTATTTAGAAAGTATTTACCTAAAGACTACAACGGTTATAAAGTTATTAACGCTGATGATACAGACCTAAGATTTACAGATGATTTTAATATCATTGCAGGGCTTGTTGCTAAAGGACAAGCAAAAAAGGATTATTCTGGTTTTGTACTAGATTAATAAAAGAAAGGATAAATAATGACTAAAAATATAGAATGGAAAGCAGAAATAAAAATACAATGGGAGGACGGAACAATAGAAAAAATTGAAGAGTTTGATTTTTCTGATGATTTAATTTCACAGATTGACTATGAGATTAAAGATTATAAGGAATCAAAGGAAATCTACAAAGAGGAAAGGACAAACAATGACATACAAACCGACTAAAAAAGATTTGCAGGGATTAACAGAAATGCAAAAACTTTTTATAAAAATAGTAATAGAAATGAAAAAAAGAAAGGACAACAAATGAAACTTAAAGACATACTACAAATGCAATCAATACTAGAGAAGAGGGCAACGCCTTTTGATATATTAGAGAATAATTTTACTCACTATTCAAAAAGTAAAGATGAGTATATAGAATTATTAGATTTGCATTTAATACATTTTATACGAATATTTTTAAAACAAGTAGAAGAGAATAACGATAAAATGACATATGATAGGTCTTATAATTCAAGGTTAGATAAAATGCGTATAACTACACAAGATTTATTGAATGATATACAGTATTTAAGACATGATTCAGATGAATAGAAACAAAAAAGAATATCTAATCATCATTGGATTTATGTTAATACCAATAATTTACGCAACGCTAATAATATTATATTGGAAATGTGATTTATGAATAAATGTACACCAAAAGAATTAGCTAGATGTAAAAGGTACAGAGATAAAAACAAAGATAAAATAGCAGAGTATAAAAAAGAATATTGGAATGATGTTTTATCTAGTACAATCAAGGGTCTATGCATGAGAATTAGAAAAGAATCTAGGAACAGAGCAAAAAAAAGAAAATTAGATTTTAATATATCTACTAAATATTTGTCTAAATTATTACATGATTGTAATTATACTTGCCCCGTATTTAAAACTAAATTTATAATTAATTCTAAAGAAAAAAATAAATTATATAAACCGAGTTTGGATAGGATAGACAATACTAAAGGATATATTGAGGGCAATGTCGCTTGGATATCTTGGAAAGCTAATACAATGAAATCAGACGCAACAAGAGAGGAATTAAAAATGTTTGCAGAATGGATAGTAAATGAAAAAAGTTAGTAGAATCAATGACTTAATTCAAAAAGCTACAAAGAATAATTACTTTGATAGTTTTTATGAATGGGATAGTTATGACAAAAATTATGACTTTCCCGTATATAGATTACATATAGGT